ATGAGTAACGAATTGCATCAAGAAACAGAAGAAGAATTGATGGAAAGATTTGATAAAGAAATGCGAGCAGCATTACTAGAAGAAGCTAATCGGCTTCGAAAAGAAAAAGGATATCCGCTTGTAACAGAAGAAGATGTATCGGATATAGATACATTAAGTAGATTGAAAGAATATGAAAAAAACGAGTAAAATGAACAATGCCATCGGATTTCCGGTGGCATTGTATATTAAAGACTCTTAAGATATTCTCTGAGTATAGCATATTTGCGTGTATGGTTGATAAAGGTTTCACGATACATTTGTTCACGTTCTTGCTGTTTTTCTTTTTCAGTTCTAGTGTCTTGATAGCCAAATTCAGCAAATACGTCTTTGACATCTTTGTAATATTTTTTTCGTTCTTCTTCAGGAAGGTTCTGTATAGACTCAGTTTCTGCAATTGCTTCACGGAGTTTTTGAACCTCTTTTTGGTGATCTTCTTCAGTAAAACCACAAAAAGTCATTTCATAGATAATTACGGCTAGCAGTTTATCAGCACCAAATGAATTAATATTTGGGACGAATAATTCATAACCTAATATTTCATTCCACGGCGAGAATTCAAAAGCGTAACTAGAAGGTAACGTAGTTGTTTCTAAAATTTGCTCAATATCGTTTAAGTCGAGTGACTGTATATTTTTCAGCGTACTGAGTATGGAATCGGATAAAAGACTATCATCTATTTCGTTTTTGGAAAATAGTAAAGCATCAGGAGTTTCTTTTCCATCATTAAGGAATGAGACACCAAATATAATGTGATTGGTATTTACAGGTTCAATCGAGCGTATTCTTTGAATGTATAAGGAATGAGCTTTTTTTACGCTAAGCCTATCAGATTCATCAACTGAGGCAATTTCCATAATCACAGAGGTTACATTCTCAATATTACAAGAGTCTAATAGATCTTTGACAATCATTCCGCATCCTCCTCAATAATGCCATAATCAATAAGAATATTTTTATCCGCATTTGTTGGCATGACAATACCTAACATCTCATAATCATAGCGTTTAACGCGACGGATATTTGTATTGATGGGTTCTGGTGCATAAGCGGTTGCTTTATAGTTGCGGTATTCTTCACTTTCTTGTAAATCATCAATAACGGCATGAATTAGAGAGTCAGTTACAGAAAATATATCTTTTCCATTTTCTATGGCAACCAATTCATGTTGTCTTACATGCTGATCCAAATCTCCAAGTGACCGATATAATTTATACTTTTTCATTTGCTTGTTATCCTTTCTGTTTTCAGTTATTTAGATATTTCTTCTGCGGTATATTCTAATCCGTAAAATGTAAAAAGATCTAAAATTGTCCTATAGGTAGCTTTTTTTCCAGCTAATTTTTGATAGTGGGCAGAGTGGTATTTACCGTTTTTTATTAAGACTCCCATCTGATTATTGATGGAGTTATATTCATGACGAACCGCTTTCTGCATTTTTTCATAATTGGTTAATTTTTCGACTTGTTCTTGTAGTATAGTTTCCACAATATATCACCTCTCAATCTTACGGAAAAATTTACTATCAGGTGTAAATGGAATGTTAAAATCATATCCAAGTTTATTCATTTCTTGGAGCTTTATCAGCATTAGATTAATATCAGAACCTAATGCAGCGGAAATTTGAACAACATCGTATCCTTGTTTGGCTAGTTCATATACTTTGTCATTATCTAATAAAAGATGTGAACCGAAAGCATTTGCTTCGTATTCGGTGGTATCTTTCATATTGAAAAGGACAAATTCCCGTAGTCCATCCGTTTTGGCAAGGTTACGGTGTCTTATATCATGTCCGATTTCGTGGGCAGCAACCATTTGTAGTAGATAGGATTCCATTCGAGGATTTAGAAACATCATTCTGTGATTCCATCGAAAGGTGTACATACCTAATAAGTTTGTAAATGCTGGTTCATAGTATATTTTAATACCTATATTTTCTGCGATTTTTAATGCATCTCTAGTACCACATTGGCGGACAAGATTATTTGCTTGTTTAAAAATTTGATAAGAATCCAATAGAGATACACCTCCTAACATATATCGCAATATATTGTTCTTAATTATTCTTTGCGGTACTTTTTAGGCGTGTATTTTTTATTATCTTCTTTACAATCGAAGTACGCTTTTTGCAATGCGATCATAACAGCATCTTTATCAGAATCAGATAACTCTCCACCTGCAAACATTCCAGATAACTCTGCCACGAGTTTTTCTGCTTGAAGTTTTCCACGGTTGCCATATTTATCACTTGCTTGAGAGACAAATTCTTCATCTTCAGTTAAAAGATAACTTGTTTCTGTATCAAGAACTTGGGCGAGCCGTGAGTAGAGATCCCTTTTTCTAGGATAACGTCCCTCTTGCTCATAGCCTATATATGTTCTCCTAGATACATTAACTGCAGAAGCTACTTCTTCTTGTGTAAATCCTTTTTCTAAGCGAAGCTGTCGTAGTTTTTCCCCGAATTTCATGAAGACCTCCTTTGTGAGATTAAAAATTTTTCTGCTATTGACAAGCGGAAAGTAGTTTCATATAATCAAGATGTGAAATTTACTTGCACATATATTACAACAAGTTGCACATAAATGTCAATAGGATGAAACAAAAAAGGTTTAGATATATGATTGATGATAATGCAAGTTTCTTTGTGTGTAAATCCGTAAGTTTGGTTGCTATTATTATGTAGAAGATTATGGTAAAATGTTTATAGAAAATTCAAAGACTTGGCGTGGTGGCTGAGATTCTGAACAGAATCGCAGGAGGGAAATCATGGTAGATACGTTTGAAAAGTTTATGGAAAAAGAATATTATAATGAGATATTTGACGCACTTAAGTCTTACATTCTGAAGAATAGAGCTAGATTGGAATTGGAAACTAATCGGGTACCGAATCCGCAATATATAGAGTTGGATGATTTTAAGATATCGAATATTTTATTTTCTAATACACCGGGTTATGAAATAGAGTTTGACATGATTGTAATTGCAGATATAGAAATTCAAGGATGGGGCAGATACGACAGAGAGTCAGATAATGTGGAAGCTTGGTGTAGAATTTCATGTAAAGGGTTATTGCATGATGGATTAAAAAATTTTTCGATTAATGGCATAGAGCCTTATTGTAAAAGAAAATTTGAATCGGAGAATCGTTTGTCAAAACATCTTGTGCCATATGTATACGCAAAGGATTTAGACAAAGAGGCTGAGAAATTTCTAAAGAAATATTATCCGAGAGCATTAGAAAGTCCAATGCGTATTCCCGTAAAAGAAGTTGTGGAAAATATGGGATTGAATTTAAAAATCCTTCATATTACCAAAAATTGTAATGTGTTTGGTAGAATATTTTTTTCGGATACAGAAACGGTAGTATATGATGAAGAAACAGAGGAATACAAAGAAGTAACTGTAGAAGCAGGGACAATGTTAGTTGATCCTAAAGTGTTTTTTATGAGAAATATCGGATGTGTAAATAACACGATTATACATGAATGTGTACATTGGGATCGACATTCAAAATTTTTTGAGTTACAGAAACTCTTTAATAAAAATTTGAATTCGATTAGTTGTCATGTTGTGGAAGGAGAACGACCAGAGGAGAAAAGAAATGCATTACAGTGGATGGAGTGGCAAGCGAATGCGCTAGCACCAAAAATATTAATGCCTGCTGAAATGACCAAAAGGAAAATAGAAGAGCTTCTTATTAGATACCATGTAGAGTTTAGCAGATTGAATGAAGCGGATATTATGCAAATGGTGTTGACAGAATTGTCGGATTTTTTTGGTGTGTCGTTGCAAGCTGCGAAATTAAGAGCTGTTGATTTAGGATACAATCAGGCAGTTGGAATATTGCAATATGTGGATGGACGATATCTTCCAAGCTATACTTTTAAGCAAGGAGCATTAAAGAAAAATCAGACTTTTGTTCTCGGAATTGCGGATGCAGTATATGAATATGCCAGAAATTTAAAATTAAGAGAACTAGTAAATCAAAATCATTTTCTATATATTGACGCATTGTTTTGCATGAATGATTCTAAATATATAGAAGAAAATGAGGATGGAAAGCTATGTCTGACTTCTTATGCAAGAAGCCATGTAGATGAATGCTGCTTGGTATTTGAGCAAATCAGTCGTGCGAATAATCGTTATGGAATTTCGTATTATCGTGAGTGTTATTTATGCAGAGATATTTTATCAGATACATTTACAGAAACGAAATATGTAGAGACACCGGACAATCAAACAAAAGAAGAAAAGGCAGCAGAAAGTAAAAAACTATTAAAAGAGGCAGTAAAAATAGCGAAAATTCAACAAGAGTTACCGGGCGGTTTTGGTGCTACTTTGAAATATCACATGAAGCGTTTGAAGGTTACGGTGGAAAAATTAGAAGAATTATCTTTAGTTGGGTATAAGACAATTCAAACAATGAGAAACAACGAAGCCGTAAATAAGTCTTTAAGAAATGTAGTTGCAATTTGCATTGGATTACATCTACATCCGTTATTAAGCGAAGACTTAATTAGGAAATCTGGAAATGCTTTTAAGTCAACGGAAGAAGATTTTGTGTTGCAGTTTTTAGTTCATAATCATTATAAAGCTTCTATATATGAATGTAATGAACTTTTGACAGAGTATGATTTTCCAGAACTGGGAACAGGAGCTCAAGAATAAAGAAGCGTAAAAGAAATGGAGGGAAAAGAAGTGTGAGTATATTTCAGAAATTATTTAAAAATAAAAATGCAGTAAAGAAAGATAAGGCAATTGTATTTGTGGACTATGAGCATTGGTATTATTCACTTCAAAAAAATTTTGGATTGAAGCCGGAACCAGTTTCATGGAGAAGAAAATTAGAAGAGCAATACGATTTGGAAGATGTGATGGTATTTGCGGATTTTGGTCATAAAGGAATCGATGGAGAATTAACAAAGCTGAGGAATATGACGAATACAATCATTGAGACACAGCAAACATTTAGTCGATATAAAAAAGATATGACGGATTTTATTATGTTAGACTACATATATCAGACTGCATATACCAAGCCAGATATTACAACTTTTATCATTTTTACAGGAGATGGACATTTTCAGTCAGTTACAAAATATTTGATACAAAAGTTGAATAAAAAAGTAATTATTTATGGGGTGAGAGATTCTGTCAGTAAACAATTGCGGACAGTCGCATCAGAATGTTATATGTTACCAACAGATGCGGAAACCTTGCGTGGTTACTATGAAATGATTGTATCAAACTTAGCATATGTATCGGAAAAATCAAATATTATACCAACTTTTAATGGAACGGTATCAGCAGTAGCAAGACATAATGAAGTGTCAGAAGAATTGATTCATGCGGCATTACAAGAAATGTTAGATAAAGGTCTTATATATCAGCGATTGCAGAGAGTTGCCTTTAATAAAGAAGTTAAAGTAGTAGCAGCAAATTGGGAAGAATTAGCGAAGCAAGGACTTTGGAGTTTTAATTAAAAAATTTTTGTAAGAATCGGAAGAAAAATTTCCGGTTCTTTTTTTGCGTAAAAATAAAGGTTTCGTTAAAAAGTATATTCTATTTCAAATCTAAACGACAAATTATAGAGAAAAATCGGAAGTTTAGTTTCCGGGGCAAAAATCTATTTTTGCAATATCATACAGCCATAAGGTTGATCAACCCCAATAAAAAGCAAACAGAAAGGATAAAGAAGATGAGCAAAAAGATTGCATATATCATTCATCCATTTAGGGATGACAAGGAGAATAACGAAAAAAATATGAAGTTTATCGCAGCCGTAGCTGTTCGTTCCGGCACAGTTCCGATTGCAACTGCTTTGTATTTTCCACATTTTTTAAACGAAGAAGATGAAGCTGAGAGATTGGAAGGCATTGATTGTGGATTAACACTTATGGAGTGCTGTGATGAGGTGTGGCTGTTCGGTTTTAATATTTCTGAAGGAATGAAAATGGAACTGGATTGTGCAAGGGAATTGAAACTTCCGGTTCGTCTCTACGATATGCATATGAACCGTATCAATCTCAGAACCCTTAAAGCAGATAAGAGAGTGACACCAGAATACAGGGATGCCATTCATCGTTTAAAACTTGTACGGTAGGTACTGAAAATGTTAGGGCAGGTAAATGCATGTTACTTTCTGAAACCGGGTGACCGATTGATGGTCATCCGGGCAAAAAGAAAACGGAAGGTAACGGTAGTGAAAGAGTATCCGTATCACATTCTTGTGGACGTTGGGATGTATAAGGAAAGTATCAACAAAATTGATGTGCTGACAGAAGATGTCAGGCTCATCCATCGATAGAAAGGATAACAATCATGAATAAAGGATTATTACAAATTGCGGAAGGTTTTGCAATGGTAGCAGAAGGTTATAGGAAAATGGCATCTGAAGGGATGGAAATTCCAAAAGATATTCAGAGAGAGGAAAAGCTGGAAAAATCAAGTACACCGGAGAAAAAGATTTCTATTACAGAGGTTAGGGCTGTTATGGCAGAAAAATCCCGTGCAGGAAAAACGCAGGAAATCAAACAGTTATTGAAAGAGTTCGGTGCGGATAAGTTATCTTCAGTACCGGAAGAACGATATGAAGAACTAATGGAAAGGGCGGAGGTGCTGTAATGGGGAAACATGCAAAATACTCGCCATCCAGCGGGCATCGGTATATGAATTGTCCTCCAGCTCTTTTGCTGGAGGAACAGTTCCCGGATGAAGAAAGTCCTTATGCTGCTGAAGGTACAGCAGGGCATAAGTTGGCGGAGCATCTGATAAAGAAGCATTTGAAGATTCGAAGCAGAAGACCAACTTCCGATTACTACAGCGATGAACTTTTGGAAGCTGTAGATGAATATGTTCAGTATGTGATTGAACAGATAGAAGAAGCAAAGCATATCTGCTCTGATCCGGTGTTTTCCGTGGAACAGAAAGTAGATTTGAGCTTTCATGTAAAGGATTGTTTTGGTACGGCAGATATGGTGATTGTCACGGATAAAAAGGTTCATATTATCGATCTGAAACTGGGAAAAGGCGTACAGGTGGATGCTGAAAATAATACGCAGTTGATGATTTATGGTTTGGGGATGCTGGATATAGCGGAGATGCTTTTTGATATTGAGACCATAGAACTTACCATCGTTCAGCCGAGAATCAGCCATTTTTCCACATGGGAAATCTCAGCAGAAGAACTGCATCAATGGGCAGAACAGGACTTTGAACCAAAAGCGAGAATGGCATTGGACGGAGAAGGAGAATACAAAGCCGGAGAGTGGTGTCGTTTTTGCAAAGCGAGATTTCAATGCAGGGCAAGGGCAGAAGAGTATCTTCATTTGGCACAGATGGAATTTTCACAGCCAGCGTTACTATCGGATGAAGAAATTGCAGAAGTGCTGTCAAAAGCGGATGCACTAAAGAAGTGGGCAGAAGAAATATACACTTATGCACAGAACGAAGCAATCACGAATCGAAAAGAATGGCCGGGATTCAAACTTGTGCTTGGAAGAAGCAACCGGAAATATACCGATGAAGAGGAAGTGGCGGAAGCTGCAAAGACAGCGGGCTATACCGATATTTATCGGACGAGTCTTATCAGTATTACGGAAATGGAAAAGCTGATGGGAAAAAAGAAATTTAATGAAATCTTGGGCAGTTATGTGTACAAACCGGATGGGAAAGTCACATTGGTACCGGATTCAGATAAAAGAGAAGCAATTTATATTTCAACCGCAGAAGCGGATTTTAGTCAGGAGGATTAATGATTATGAGTACGAGAGTAAACAACACGAAAGTTATTATTTCAGCGAGGGCATCCTATCTTCACGCATTTGAGCCGGATTCCATCAATGGATCTGATCCGAAATATTCTGTCAGTCTGATTATCGATAAAAAAGACACGGATTTGATTGCAAAGATCAAGAAAGCGGTTGAACAGGCAAAAGAAGACGGGAAGTCAAAATGGGGAGGTAAAATCCCAGCAAATCTTAAATTACCACTTCGTGACGGAGATTTGGACAGGCCGGAAGATGAAGCCTATGCAGGAGCCTATTTTATTAATGCGAATAGCAAACAGGCACCACAGGTAGTGGATAGAAATGTACAGCCGATTTTGGATCAGAGTGAGCTGTATTCAGGGTGTTATATCCGTGCTTCCGTTACTTTTTACGCATATAACAGTAACGGAAATAAAGGAATTGCGGCAGGACTCGGAAATATTCAGAAAGTTCGTGATGGAGAGCCACTTGGTTCCAGAATGAATGCAAAGGATGAATTCGATGCAGTAGACGGTGAGGATGATTTTCTGGCTTAAGAATAAACGGGGGCGGATTTCCGTCCCCTACATAAAAGGAGACGTAAGGATGGAAATATGGAAAGACATAAAAGGGCAGGAAGGCCGGTATCAGATCAGCAATACAGGGAGACTTAGAAGAATGCCAAGATATGTAAAAGGAAAGAATGGTTCGCTGCGGAGACTGCCAATGCAGATGCTGGAGCTTACCTATGATGAGGTAAAGAAAATCAAAAGGAAGTTAGAAGAGGGAGAGCATGTGCTGAAGATTGCGGAGGAATTTAACATTTCAAGAAAAGTGGTAAGCAAAATTAAAAGCGGGAGGTCTTATGCATGGGTAGAACATTAGCGATAGATATTGAAACGTATTCAGATGTGGATTTGATTTCCTGCGGTGTATATAAGTACAGCAGTTCTCCTCATTTTGAAATTTTGCTGATTGCATATTCCGTAGATGATGAGGAAACGGTCTGTATTGACGTGGCGAACGGCGAAGAACCCCCAAAGGAATTTATGGAGATGTTATTTGATGATACCGTAACGAAAACAGCGTTTAATGCAAATTTTGAGAGAACCTGCTTTTCAAATTATTATCAGCATTCATTCAGACCAGAAGCGTGGAGATGTACGGCGGTACAGGCGGCCATGTTAGCCCTGCCTCTTTCATTGGAAGGAGTAGGTGCGGTTCTCGGATTGGACAAGCAGAAAATGACGGAAGGAAAAGAATTGATTAAATATTTTTGCAGCCCGTGTAAAGCCACAAAATCAAATGGAGGAAGAACAAGAAATCTGCCGAAAGATGCACCGGAAAAATGGAGACAGTTTAAAACATATTGTATTCGGGATGTTGATGTGGAAAAACAGATACGGCAGAGACTGGCGAAATTTCCTATTCCAAAAAGGGAACAGGAAATTTACTGTCTGGATCAGAGAATCAATGACCGTGGAATCATGGTGGATCGTAATCTTGTGAATCATGCGGTTGCTTGCGATCTTTTATATAAAGAAACCGCAACAGCGAGAGCCTATGAATTAACGGGACTGGAGAATCCGAACAGCGTGTCACAGTTGAAACTTTGGCTTAAGGAAAAAGGTCTGGAGGTAGATTCTCTCGCAAAAGATACAGTAAAAGATTTGTCAATGAAAGCAGAGGGAGATGTGCAGGAAGTGTTAAAACTTAGGCTGGCAACATCTAAGACTTCTGTAAAAAAATATGAAGCGATTGACCGTTCTGTGTGCGCAGAAAATCGTGTTCATGGACTGTTACAGTTTTATGGGGCAAACCGGACAGGCAGATGGGCAGGGAGGTTGGTGCAGATTCATAATCTTCCGCAGAATCATCTGCCGGATTTGGAACTGGCGAGAGCGTTGGTATCAGAAGGAAGATATGAAGAAGTGGAACTTTTCTATGAAAGCACTCCAAATGTACTGTCGGAACTAATCAGGACTGCTTTTGTGGCAAAGCCGGGATGCAGATTTATTATCAGCGACTATTCTGCGATTGAAGCCAGAGTACTGGCATGGCTTGCAGGAGAGGAATGGAGATTACAGGTATTTGAAACACATGGAAAAATATACGAGGCTTCTGCATCCGCAATGTTTCATGTACCGATAGAAGAAATTACAAAAACCTCACCACTCAGGCAGAAAGGAAAGATCAGCGAACTTGCATTGGGATATGGGGGTGCAGTTGGAGCATTGACATCGATGGGGGCTTTAAAAATGGGACTGACGGAAGAAGAACTTCCGGGACTTGTAAGCACATGGAGAAGTGCGAATCCTCATATTACAGCATTTTGGTGGGCGGTTGATGAGGCTACGGTAACGGCGGTACGGGATAAAAAACCATCCAAAGTGGGAAGGGTGTCATTTGAATATAAAAGCGGGATTTTGTTTGTCACGCTTCCGTCAGGAAGAAAACTTTCTTATGTGAAACCACGGATGATGCTGAATAAATTTGGCAGGGAAGGACTGACATATGAGGGAATCGGGGAATCCAAGAAATGGATGCGCTTGGAAACATACGGTCCAAAGTTGGTCGAAAATATTGTGCAGGCAGCAAGCAGGGATATTTTAGCGGAAGCGATGCTCCGCTTGGAAAAAGAAGGATTTGATATTGTGTGTCATGTTCATGATGAGGTGGTTTTAGAAGTGCCTGATGGGAAATCTTCCGTGGAAGAAGTGAATGAAATCATGGCAGTCAATCCGGTATGGACAGAAGGACTTCCATTAAAAGCAGCCGGATTTGAAAGTCCATTTTATAAAAAGGATTAGGAGGAGATGCAGAATGAAGATTGCGGTGTCTACGGGGAACTCCCGTATGGATAAAAAATGGAATCTGACAGAAATGGAATTTGAGGATTTTAGAGAACGGATTTCCAAGACACAACGTACTGCGGAAACAATGGAACAGTATCGGAAAATGAAGAAGTCGCAACAGGACGATATTAAAGATGTCGGCGGTTTTGTGCTTGGGAGATTAAAAGGTGGGAGAAGAAAGAAGGATTGTGTAATCTCCAGATCCGCTTTGACGTTAGATATGGATTATGCAGTTGCAGATATTGGGGATCAGTTGGAATTGTTTTTTTCATTTCAATGCTATCTGTATTCCACCCATAAACATACACCGGAAAAACCGCGACTTCGTTTGATTATTCCATTGTCCCATGAAGTATCGCCGGATGAATATATGGCTGTCAGCCGGAAGGTGGCTGAAGAAATTGGAATGGAACTGTTTGATGATACAACGTATGAACCAAGCCGATTAATGTATTGGCCTTCCACATCTTCCGATGGAGAGTTTATCTTTCGAGAAATCAAAGGTGAGCTTTTGAAACCAGAAGACGTATTGGCTTTATATACAGATTGGAAAGATGTCAGTTCATGGCCGGTATCTAACCGCCAAAGGATAATTGTTCAGAAAAGTCTCAAAAAACAAGAGAATCCGTTGGAAAAGAGAGGCATTATTGGGGCATTCAACCGGACATTTACCATTCAGCAAGCAATTGATACTTTCATTCCAGATGTATATCAGCCAAGCGAGATGATAGGAAGATATGATTATATTCCGGCGGATTCTTCTGCGGGAGTGGTGATTTATGATGATGTGTTTGCGTATAGTCATCATGCTACTGATCCGGCATGCGGAAAACTTATGAATGCGTTTGATGTAGTAAGGATTCATAAGTTTGGAAATTTGGATGCAAAAGTGACGGAAGAAATAGAAACTACCAAACTCCCTTCTTTTAAGGCTATGAAGGATTTCGCATCAGAAAATGAAGCGGTACGCCGGACGTTATCCAAAGAACGGGAAGAATCAGCTCGGTTAGATTTTGCAGAAGAAGACTGGAAGATGCAGTTGGAGTATAACCGACAGGGAATTGTAGTCAATAATCTTAGAAATTTACTGTTGATCCTAAATAATGACGAAAAGTTGAAATCAATCGTGTTTAATCAGTTATCGGATGGAATGGAAATCAAAGGGAAAGTTCCGTGGAATCATCCATCAAAATTTTGGAGAGATGCGGATGATGCACAGTTAATTTCCTATATTGATTTGAATTATGGGAATTTTTCTGCAAGAAATTATGACATTGCGGTTTCAAAAGTAACTGATGATCGTTCCTATCATCCCATTAAAGAATTTTTAGCGGCTTTGCCGGAGTGGGATGAAATTCCGAGAGTGGATACTTTATTGGTGGATTTTCTTGGAGCAGCCGACAATGCCTATGTTCGTGCGGTTACAAGGAAAACATTGGTGGCGGCGATAGCAAGGGTAATGAATCCGGGATGTAAGTTTGACACGATGCTCGTGTTGTCCGGACCGCAAGGGAAAGGAAAATCCACGTTGATTGCAAAACTTTGTGGAGAGTGGTTCAACGATTCCCTTCTTCTTTCAGACACAAAGGACAAGACTGCAGCAGAGAAACTACAGGGGTATTGGATTTTGGAAATTGGGGAACTTGCAGGTTTAAAGAAAACGGACATTGAAACGCTGAGAGGATTTTTGTCAAGACAAAACGATATTTACCGTGCTGCTTTTGGGCGCAGGGCAACTCCTCATCCAAGACAATGTGTGTTTATCGGGACAACGAATGCGGACACTTATCTTAGGGATATTACGGGAAACCGAAGATTTTGGCCGGTAAAAACACCGGGAGGAGCCGGAAGGGGTTCTTGGGAGATTACGAAAGATGAAGTGAAACAGATCTGGGCGGAAGCGTTGTACTACTACAAAGATGGAGAAACCATTCATCTTCCGAAAGAACTGGAACCAATCGCAGTTCATGAACAGAAA